GGAATATATTTGCCAAACTCTACACTATGAATATCTCGTTTATCTTTATAGTAGAGATCATGATTACCAGGAAAGAAAAAGAACTGATCAAATGCTTGGCCAAGTTTTTCCAAACTGCGTAAACTATAATCCATAGTAACGATATTAAGACTATTGCGATTATGATGCCAATCGCCCAAAAAGAATCCAGTATCACATCCGTTCTCCCGTGCGGTTTTAATAAACCAATCTACAAAATCTTCACAGTCTTGGTTGTGTACTTGACTGTTAGATTTTAGGCCAAAGTGTATGTCTGTAAAAAATGCTGCCTTTTTAAATAAACTCATTCCTCTTCTCTTTCATACCTTTTTAAGCTGGCTGTGTGTTCAGCGTTGCTAGTTCTGGTATAACTTGGTGTCATATCATTCATTTCTAAAATATCATCTCTAATATTTTGATTACGTTTTTCAATATTAATTATTCTAACAAAACTATTAGTAACAGCAGCAGTAAAATAAGCAAAAGGATTGTTCGACTTGGCTTCATTAAATTGTAGTCCTACCTGTGTAAGTTGTAGTATAGCCTGTGCTCGCATTTCATCATTGTAAGTATATCCACGAACATTGCCACGGGTAGCATAGCGTTCACACAATTTCATATACATACGAGCTAGTGTGTTAGTTATTTGCCCGTGATCTTTACTGAACTTGCCACTTTTTACACCACCCTTCCAATGACTTTTACCTACACAGACAAGTTCGTCATTTTCATCAAACTTCCAGTGTTGGAACGGTGGAAAATTTACACGATCATGCCCATCTGCCTCAGTTTTTTGATTTTTCTTTCGTGTTTTATTCACAGGAATGTGTTCGTAGGTCATAATCCTAAAAACTAGATCAGTTTTAGCCATTTTTTTATAATCGACTTCACATTCAGCTTGTTTAACTTTTTCGCCTGCGTCTTTTCTACGATGATATTCTTGATCACCTAATCGTTTAGCACGATTGCGCTTGGCTTCAGCGATAGTACGTATATTAATCTTGTCTAAACTGGTAAGAATTATATCATATTGATTATATTCTGGTCTGCTAAAACTAGAATATGTGTTCTTGCTTTTATGTATTTCTTCAAGTAAATCTTTATTATTAAGATAATTTACACTCATTGAGTAATCCTCTCCTAAAGTTATTATAAACTACGCACATTTAAAAGTCAAATAAATATTTGCCAAGGGGAAGCAAATTATGTCATTTTTAAAAGATAGTTTGAAAGCGGCTGCTACAGGTTTAGCTTTAGGCGTTGTGGGTAATTTATTATCCCAAACACGCAGCATTAATCTTCCTAAAGGTGGCGAACTCAACAAGCCTAAAGGTATATCAAAAGCCACAATGGGCAGCAATGATCCATCAGATTGGCGTGTACGACTAAGCATACCACCTATGACCATATTTCAAAAAAGTCCTTATACTATTCAACCCCTAATAGATGCTGGTGGTCTAGTTTTTCCCTACACACCAAGTATAACAGTGAGCCATAGTGCTAGTTATACAGAAACACCAATTATACATCAAAACTATCAATTTATTACCTATCAACACAGTAAGGTAAGTGATATACAAATTGTAGGTGATTTTCCTGTTCAAGATGCCAAAGAAGCACAATATTGGTTGGCTACTGTACATTTCCTAAGAACAGTTACTAAAATGTTTACTGGAGATAGCCCAGATACTGGTAATCCACCACCTATACTATTATTTAACGCCTACGGAGATTTTGTATTTAAAAATGTCAGTGTAGTAGTTAAAAGTTTCAGTGTAACATTACCCAAAGAAGTTGATTATATCAAAACCAATTTAAAACAACTGCCCTTAACTAGTAATCCTTTGGGTGGTGATAATTTTGTAGATTCATCACCAACCAGCAAATTAGGTGTAGGATCTATGCTCAAGGCAGGTGTTATGAACGCCTTCAGTCAAACTCAAGCTGGTCAAATTGGTGCCAAATTAATGGGTGTGGCAGATAAATTTAATAACGGTGTTCCTAAATCCGCAAATTTAAAACCTTCAACTAAGAGCACTGATAAAGATAGTCATGTACCATCTCAAAGTACTATAAGTGTAACTGTAATGCCAGTATACAGTAGAACTAAGGTGCGTGAATTTAATTTACAAAAATTTATTAATGGTGAATACGTAGATCAAGGATACATCTAATGCCTGCTAACTATACAAACCTAAGTCCTTGGTATCTTACCAAACCTATAGCTTATTATTTAGATGTACTAACAATTAGACCAGTTAGCGCAGAAGATGATGATTTTTTGTATACTCTAGAACCTCAATATGCCTATAGACCAGACCTATTGGCCTTTGACCTTTATGGAACACAAAATTTATGGTGGGTTTTTATTCAACGTAATTTAGATGTAATACAAGATCCAATTTTTGATTTTGTTCCTGGTGTACAAATTTACATTCCTAAAAAGACCAGTTTGCTTCAGGCCCTAGGAGCTTAAATGTCCATATTAAAAAACGCAGTTGGCGCTACAATTAATCAGGCCAAACAAAATTTAATTAATACTGTAAGCAATAGTCAACTAGTTGGTAGTTTAAACCAAACTATGGATCAAATGAGTGGTGCTGCTAAAAACTTTGCCAGTCAATTTAATACACAGATACCAGGATTAGACATAAGTGCTTTTGGTTTAGATTTTCCCGTGGCACCTCCTATTATACCTGATCTTAAAAGTAGTCAAGGAAAGGAAACAGTAAAGGTAGATAAAAAGAAAGTATTTCCACTACGTAATCCTTTACATGATTATGCTACTTACAACTACATATGGACTCTTAGTGTAATGACACCGTATGATTTCAACTTTCCAGACCTTACCTATAAAAAAGGTATCATACATGACATAATCATTAAAAGCGGTAGTGGAGTTCCTGATGATAGACCTGAACTTAAACCATATGCTGTACCACCTGCTAATCCAACTGGCAAATACGATTACTTTATTGAAAATGCTAGATTCACAGGTGTAATTGGTTTAGATAAAAATACAGGAAATACTAACAGCACAGGGATTAATTTTACAGTGGTAGAACCCTACAGTATAGGATTATTTTTTCAAAGTCTCAGCGTAGCAGCCACTAAAAATGGATATAAAAATTGGGTCGAAATGCCTCTACTGCTTACTTTAGAATTCTTTGGACATAAGAATTTCTATGAACAAGGAATAAAAGGTGAAAAGATTACAACTAAACATTTTCCCTTAAAACTAACTGAATTAGATATGAAGGTCAGTACTGAAGGTTCAAAATATGAATGTACTGCAGTGCCTTGGAACGAAGTAGCTTTTAGTAAACAACAGGCTACAGTAAAAAGTGATATACAAATAAAAGGCGCCACAGTACAAGAAATGTTACAAAAGGGAGAAAAAAGTCTTCAAGTTACAGTTAACAAGGCACTACGTGAACAGGCCAAAAAACAAAAACTGAAAGTAGCAGATCAAATTCTTATCCTATTTCCTGTTAATGCTGACAGCCAAAAAGGCAACTATAGTGATGAAGATTCCAGCAGGCCCACCACAGCAACAACAAACAACCAATCTGCTAGTTCTGGAGATATATTAAGACAATTAAATGTAGAAAAAGCCGCAGATGGTTATAATTTAGAACAAAAAACTGGTATAAATGCTTTAGGTCGTGCTCCTTTAGGTTATAATGCTGCTAAAAAAGATAAAGCAAGTTTTGGTAAAGATGGTGAAGTTTGGGACGAAGAAAAGCAAGTTTATGTCAGAGGCAGTGTTATAATTAAAAGTAATGAAGGTGAAGCTAGTTTTAAAACTGGAACTAACATACCAACAATTATAAATCAAATACTTTTAGGCAGTGACTATGGTAGGCAAGCCCTAAATCCAGCTAATATTATAGATGGTAAAGTTAATTGGTGGCGCATAGATACTCAAATTTATGTAATTAAAAATGACGGTAATATGAATACTAGTGGTAGATATCCTGTGATAAGAGTCTACAGAGTCTTACCCTATCCAGTAAATCATGCTAAATTTTTACCACCAGATCAAACACCTAGTGGTGTTAAAAAAATGAAAGAGAATGCTCTGAAAAAATACGAATATATCTATACTGGTAAAAATGAAGAAATTATTAATTTTGCCATCAACTTTAATACAGGATTTTATAACAGCTTGGTAGCAGATTCAGGTAAGAGCAATCAAGATGTTAAGAACAAGGATAAAAATGCTGATGTAGCTACTGACAGTAAGAAAACAGAAAATGCTCCACAAAATGATACTGAAGAACCATCCAACCCATTATTTGATGATAATTTAAAAACACCTAATATGCCAGATCAACTAGATGCTAAGGCCAATGCAGGTGGACCTATGCCTGAAGATCCTAGTACACTGGCAGCAAGACAGTTTCATTCTGCTATTACCAGAGGTGGTGATATGATAGAATTACAAATGACTATATTAGGAGATCCTTTTTATCTAGGTGATAGCGGAATGGGTAACTATACAGCTAAGGATACTGACGCAGATGGTCTTACTTCAGATATGAGTATAAACTACCAACGTGGTGAGATTTACGTGTACGTGCAATTTAGAAACCCTGTGGACATAGATCATGAAAAAGGTAGCTTTAGCTTTGGTAGTCCCATAGTACCACAATTTAGTGGTCTATACCAAGTCACAGAAGTTGAAAGTACTATGGATAAAGGTATGTTTACACAAAGGTTACAAATGTATAGAATGTTGAACCAAGACATAAATGAAAAAGGTGAAATTTTAGAAAAACCACCTAGCAAACCACTTGGTTATGAGGACACTTGGACGTGACTTCAGAACTTTCAAGACAACCTATTGACAGTGATTTTACTGAACCCTATCCCATGTTGGCCAAGGTGGTCAGTCATCTTGATCCAAAATATATGGGTAGTTTGGAAGTTGAACTGCTGCGTCAAGTTGGTAATGATGATAGAGCAGAAGGTCAACTACGCATAGTAAAATATGCTAGCCCGTTTATGGGAACCACTGATGTTGAATATAATAGTTCTGAAAATACCTATGATGGAACACAAAAAAGCTATGGTTTTTGGATGGTACCACCAGATGTAGGCAGTACAGTAATTGTAATTTTTATTGATGGTGATCCTAAAAAAGGATATTGGTTAGCCTGTGTACAAGACCTAAGCATGAACTTTATGACGCCAGGATATGCTGCCACAAGTTTTGTAGAAAACGGAATAGAAGAACGTGTACCTGTAGCAGAATACAATAAAAAAACACAAGAATCTATACCCAAAGATACAACTAGAGCCAAAAAACCACAACATAAGTTTGCTGATATCATTAAGGAACAGGGATTACTATTAGATGATATAAGAGGAATTACTTCTAGCAGTGCTCGCAGAGATATACCCAGTGCTGTATATGGTATAAGCACTCCTGGACCACTTGACAAAGATGGACCAAAGGGCAAAGTAGGTAAAAAGGAACACGAACATAGAGCTCCAATTAGCCGTCTTGGTGGCTATAGTTTTATTATGGATGATGGTGATGACAAGTTTTTGCGTAAGACCACAGCCAGCGAAGGCCCTCCAGAATATGCCAGTGTAGAAGAAGGAGAAACCGGCGATAAAAAAATTCTACATAATGAACTTTTTAGAATACGCACACGAACTGGACATCAAATTTTACTACATAATAGTGAAGATTTAATCTATATAGGTAATAGTAGAGGTACAGCGTGGATAGAATTAACCAGTGACGGTAAAATGGACATATATTGTGAAGACAGTATCAGTGTACATACCAAACAAGATTTTAACCTCTATGCTGATCGTGACATTAACATGGAAGCAGGACGTAATTTTAATGTTAAAGTCAAAGAAGAAATGCACACACAGGTTATAAAAGATAATATTTTAATGATAGATGGCAACTATAAGGTCAAGGTAGTACAAAAAACTGACATGACCTACGAACAGGATTATAAACATAAGGTCATGGGTGACGTGGATCTATTACATAGCCAAAATTTTAAACATGGTGTAAATGGTAATTTTGATCTTAAAGTCAGCGGACACATACATCAAACCAGTGGAGGCCCTAATCATACATTGGCTGGAGGTAATATAGTAGAACAAGCTCCTCAAATTCACATGAATGGCCCCAGTGCTAACCAAGCAGATCAAGCACAAGAAGCTGAAAAACCTTTAGTTTTAAAGACTCATAGCGTACCTGATCAAGAAGGCAGTGAGTTATTTCAAACAATCATGCGTCGTGTACCAATAAAAGAACCATGGCCTGCTCATGAAAATCTAAGTCCTTTGGATTTTAAACCTGAAAAAACTGATAGAGATATAGATGGAAGATATGAAGATAACAGTGAAAGTATCCTAATTACTCCTGCTTTCTTCAAAAAATATACTACAAAAATTGATACTTTTGCTAAAACTAGGAAAGATTAAATAATTTTATGGCTATTCAACGCTTATATGATAGAATAGAAGTTCAAGGTAAAGAACGTAGAGAAACGCCACCTTTGCCTAGAACTTACAGAGGTTTTAGCACAATTAGTCCTGATAGCGAAAATTTTAGTATATATGACCTAGCACTAATAAAACAGGATTTATTAAATCATTTTCACATACGCAAGGGTGAAAAACTCAGTGATCCTAATTTTGGTACCATAATATGGGAAATTATATTTGAACCCATGACTGAGTCTATAAGAGATATAATTTTACGAGATGTTGAGGAAATTATTAATTATGACCCTAGGATACAAGCAGAAAATATTGTGGTAACTGCTTATGAAACAGGCATACAAATAGAGTGTGATTTAACCTACTTGCCCTATAATATCAGTGAATCACTGCGCTATAGGTTTGATCAGAGCGCAGGGATCATTGGTTAAAATAGCAGTTAATTAGTTACGATAAATATCGAGTACAAGGATGGGCAATGTCAGCAACTGATAGACAAAATAGATTATTAGTGGCAGAAGACTGGCGTAGAATATACCAAAGTTTTCGTAATGCTGATTTTCAAAGTTATGATTTTGAAAATCTTCGTAGGGTAATGATTGATTATCTTAGAGAAAATTTCCCTGAAGATTTTAATGATTATATAGAAAGCAGTGAATATCTAGCCTTAATAGATATGATAGCATTTTTAGGTCAAAGTTTGGCCTTCCGTGTGGATCTAAATGCCCGTGAAAACTTTTTAGAACTAGCAGAACGTAGAGAAAGTATATTACGACTAGCCCGTACTTTAAGTTATAATGCCAAGCGTAACAAGCCAGCTAATGGTCTGCTTAAATGGTCTAGTATCAGTACAACAGAAAATATATTTGATGTAAATGGAAGAAATTTATCTGGTCAAGAAATAATTTGGAATGATCCTGCTAATAGTGATTGGTATGATCAATTTATTAGAGTAGTTAACAGTGCTTTACCAAGCACTAATCAATTTGGTGATCCTTTAGACAAGGCAGTAATTTATAATATTCCTACCGAACAATATAGGTTTCAAAGCGCCAGTACTGTAGTTCCTATCTATGCTTACAATAAAGTTGTAGATGGCAGAACAATGAACTTTGAAATTGTTAGTACAATAATTAAAGATGGTGAAAGTATAGCAGAAGATCCTCCACTATTAGGTAAAGATTTAAGTTTTATCTACAAAGATGATGGTCGTGGTAGTGCCAGTAACAACTCAGGTTTCTTCAGTCATTTTAGACAAGGTACATTGAATACAGGAACTTTTAATCTTAGTCAACCAAGCACAAATGAAATTGTAGACATCAATGCTATCAATATTAATGATACGGATGTTTGGCTCTATAAATTAGATAGTCAAGGACTTGAAGTAGAATATTGGCAACAAATACCTAACTTTGAATCAAACAACGTAATTTATAATAGTCTCAATAAAAATATTAGAAACATCTACAGTGTAGTAACAAGAACTAATGATAGAGTAAGTTTAGCATTTAGCGACGGAGTATTTGGTAATTTACCAGTAGGTGATTTTAAAATATACTATAGGACCAGTAACGGATTAAGCTATACAATTAATCCAAAAGATATGAGAAATGTTACTATTGAATTTTCATATTTTAGTAATACAGGCCAATTAGAAGTAGTTAGTATAACAATGGGACTAGTTTCCAGCGTAAGTAATAGTGCTAATACTGAATCTAATGATCAAATAAAAACCAAAGCTCCTGCAACTTATTACACTCAAAATAGAATGATCACTGCTGAAGACTACAATATTAGTCCTTTAAGCGTAGATCAAGATATAATAAAAGTAAAATCAATTAATAGAACTAGTAGTGGTATTAGTCGTTATTATGATCTTATTGATCCAACTGGCAAATATAGTAGCATCAGTCTATTTGGGGATGATGGTATTTTATACAAAGAGGAATTTGAGGATAGTATAAAATTTAAATTTGCTACCACTGTAGACATTGAAGGTATTATCTATAATCAAATTATACCAATATTAAAAGAAATTAGTATTAGGAATTTTTATTATGATAAGTTTGCTAGAATAACTGTAAGCACTGATCTTAATTATAGATGGGTAAGAAAAACTAATGGCACTAACTATGGAACTGGATATATTATTGATTTTAGCAATGACATAGTCGGTTATGATACTAGCACCTTACTTAGACATTTGGAAGTAGGAAGTTTATTAAAATTTCAATCACCACCTGGAAAATTGTTTGACAAAACTAATGATAATAATTTAATTGATTACGATAGTACTCAAAGTAAACCAGCTAATGCCAGCACTTATATATGGGCAAGAGTAGTAAACATTATAAACAATGGCAATACTATGGAATTAGATAATGGTGATGGCAGTGTTTATCTTAATATTAATGTGCCTACTAGTAGTTTACTAGTAGAAATTATTCCTAAATGGAGGACTAATTTAGATTCAAATACTATTACTACAATGGTAGGACTTGTATTTTCAAATAAACCATTTGGTCTAAGATATGACATAGAAACAAAAACTTGGAAGATTATTTTTGAGAATAACTTGAATACTGCCAGTATTTTTAGTATTGGTAAAAGTGGCGATCTAACACAACAAAAATTAGATTCAAGTTGGTTATTGTTGTTCAGTAGTGATACTGAATATTATACTGTAAAGTCGAGGAATTTAAGATATATTTTTGAAAGTGATAAGAAAATTAGATTCTTTTATGATGGCACGAATAAGATTTACGATACTAAAACAAATACAATTATTAAAGACAAAATTAATATTCTTAGTATTAACAAACTGGCCAATAGTAATCAACAATTTAGTTATGATTTGCCTTGGGAAATAGTCAATGAATATACTGGATTAGATGGTTACATTGACACAAAGAAAATACAAATAAGCTTTTTTGATAATAACGATGATGGAGTTGTAGATAATCCAGATTTATTTGAAGAAATAGTTGAACCTTACAATAATGATCAAACCCTAGATAAATCCAAGTTTATCATATTAGAAAAATATGAAACTAGTACAGGACAATTTGATTATAGATATACTTTTAATAATAAAGTACTAGTCAAATATAATCAAAATGATGTAGCATTTATAGAAAAAATAGACAAACAATATTTTTATTTTACTGAATCTAACAGTGTGGCCAGATGGGATAATACACAGGGAAGATATGTTTTCAATGTAGATTATAAGGTATTTCAAGGCAGGGATAGTTTAAAGTTTCAATATGTACACAGTGCTGATTATGAAACAAGAATTGATCCAGGTCAAACTAATATAATGGATATTTTTATATTGACCAAACAATATGACATAGAATTTAGAAAATGGTTAAGTGGAACTATAGAAAATGAGCCATTACCACCAAGCAGTGATTCTTTATCTCTACTTCTAAGTCCTAGTCTAAATGAAATTAAGGCAATGAGTGACGAAATAATATATCATCCTGTAAAATATAAAATTTTGTTTGGATCTAAGGCCAGTATTAATCTAAGAGCTATTTTTAAATTAGTTAAGAACCCTGAGCAAACTATCAGTGATAACGATATTAAATCTAGAGTATTAGTAACTATAAACGAATTTTTTAGTTTAGACAACTGGGATTTTGGTGATAGTTTTTATTTCAGTGAGCTTGTAGCTTATATAATGAATAAAACTAGTCCATATCTAGTTAACATTTTAATAGTACCAAGAAATCCAGAACTTAGTTTTGGTAGTTTATTTGAAATAAAGGCAGAAAATAATCAAATTTTTATTAACGGTGCTATCAGTGAGGATATTGAAATTATTGACAGTATTACAGCCAGTAGTATCATGGCATCAGGTCTAATTGACAGCGTTTCAAATGTCAGCAGCCAACAAAATATAATTAGCAGTTTGGGGAGTTATTGATGTCAGATCAGTCAGTACCTCCATTTAATAACAGTAAAAGAAAAAGTGAAAGCTTTTTACCTAACATATTTAAGAGTCCTAGCAACAAAAAATTCTTAGCAGGGACATTGGATCCATTAATTCAAGATGGCACAGTAAAGAGATTAAATGGATATATAGGTAGACAAACATCCAAAACTATTGTTGAATCAGACATTTACATAGATAGTCCACTAAAAAACAGACAGGATTATCAATTAGAACCAAGTCTATTAGCTGAAGATAATTTAGGTAATGTAAAATATTTTAAAGATTATATAGACTATGTTAATACTATTTCAGTACTAGGTGGTATTACTAATAATCATCAACGATTAAATCAACAAGAGTTTTACAGTTGGGAACCACACATTGACTGGGATAAAATTGTAAATTATCTACAGTATTATTGGTTACCATATGGTCCAGAAACTATTTTAATCAGTGGAACAAAGGTATTAGATACTGTCAGTACATTTACAGTATCTATTGTTGATGAAGGTGATAACTTTGCCTATTTGTTCACACCAAATGGACTAACACGTAATCCAGATTTGAGACTGTACAGAGGTGAAACTTATAGGTTTGAGTTAGATACACCTGATCAACCTTTTACAATAAAAACAGAAAGACTGGCTGGTGAAGATTTTAAGTACTCAAATGGAGTAACTAATAATGGTATAGCCAAAGGTATATTAGAATTTAAAGTTCCTTTAGATAGTCCAGATGTATTATTTTATGTCAGTGAAAATAATGTTGACAGTAGCGGTGTTATTAAAGTATTTGACATAGAGGAAAATAGTCAAATTAATGTGGATGAGGAAGTAATAGGTAAAAAGTCCTATACTCTTAGTAATGGATTAAGTCTCACTAATGGCATGAAAATAAAATTTAGGGGACTAGTCACTCCCAGTTCTTATAGGGATAATACCTATTATGTTGAGGGTGTAGGCGATGCTATTACCTTGATCGATGAAAAGAATTTAGAAGTTGTATCAAGTTACACTAACTACCTAGACGTAAATTATGACAGTGTAGGTTTTGATGATTTACCATTTAATAATATAAATTATGCCGCTGTTAATAAAGATTATATCACTATCAACCGTAGCAGTAGAGATAGAAATCATTGGTCAAGACACAATAGATGGATACACCAAGAAGTTATTATAAAAACAGCACAGATATTAGGTAAGCAACCTATTTTTGACCAACTACAGAGAGCTACAAGACCAATAATTGAATTTAAGCCAAATATAAAATTATACAACTTTGGGACAAAAAGTAAAATTAATATTGATCTTATAGATGATTTTACTAGAGATGCTTTCAGTGTTATAGAAGGAAGTTTTGGTTATAATATAGATGGTGTAAAATTACTTAATGGACATAGAGTAATTTTCAAAGCAGATGAAGATATTACTGTAAGAAATAAAATTTATAAAGTAGAATTTTTAAATATTTTCGATGAAGATACCGGTGAGGAAAAAAGACAAATACATTTAGCTGAAGAACCTGACAGCATACCTAATCTGGATGAAGTAGTTTTAGTCTTAGGTGGAACCAAATATTTAGGTAAAATGTTTTGGTTTAATGGAACAACATGGACACAGGCACAAGATAAAACTGGTGTAAACCAATCACCCTTGTTTGATCTTTTTGATAATGATGGGTTTAGCCTTAGTGATCCAGTAAAATATAGTGGTAGCACATTTAAAGGAACAAAATTATTTTCTTATAAAAATGGTAATGGTACCAAGGATACAGAGTTAGGATTTGCTTTATCCTATAGAAGTATCAATAACATTGGAGACATATTATTTGATTTTGATTTACTTAATGATAATTTTACCTATAAACAGGATATTGACGTATTAGAGGAAAGCACTAATAACAAATTTCTTAAAAAATTTAATAGTGTTGGTGTAGAAAGTTTTGTCAATGGATGGACTAGATCATTAGTAGAAAATTATCAACCTATAATAAGAATATTTAAAAAGGAATTTCGTCAGATTGGTGTAGTGAATCAAGTAATTACTAATAATTTTCCAATTGATGTTTATGATGATAGAACTAATCTACAAGATTTAGATGTGAAAATATATGTTAATGGTAAACGTATATATAGAAATCAATATAAAATTGTTGATGGCTTAATCAATAAGGAAGTTTTGCTTGATAATGATATTAATGAAACAGATGTTGTTGTTTTGAAATGCTACTCAAAGCAAGAAAAAAATAGTAATGGATATTATGAATTCCCAATTAATTTTCAAAATAATAGTTTAAATGAAAATTTAACCAACTTTACACTAGGTGAAATACTAGATCATGTAGACACTATAGTTGATCATATTAGTGGTTTTGAAGGTGTATATCCTGGAATAAGTAATCTTAGAGACCAATCTAATCTAAGCAGTTATGGTACTAAATTTGTTAAACATTCAGGTAGTTTAAATTTAAGCTTATACCACCTTACTGATAAAACAGCCAACTTAATACGTGCTTTAGATAAAGCTAGAGATGATTATGGCAAATTTAAAAGATCATTTGTTTATAATTTTGATTTTTTAGAAGATGATATAAATGTTAAGGAAAATGTAGATAAAATTCTTTTTAACATAAGCAAAGGTAAATCAAAAACTAGTTCCTATTATTTTAGTAATATGTTGGCCTATAGTGGTTCAATCAAAACTAGTTTTAATGTAATAGATGGAGATATTAAAAAATATCCTTTATCAAGTGTTGTTATCAGTAATGTTTTAGATCCAAGAGTAATCTATATCTATGTTAATAAAAATTTATTACTACATGAACGTGATTATATCTTTACTCTAGATGGCTATGTAGAGATTCTAAGTAAACTAAATGAATTAGATGTTATAGATATCTATGAGTATGATAATACAGATGGATGTTTTGTTCCTCAAACTCCAACCTGTTTAGGACTTTATCCTAAATATGAACCAAAAAAATATTTAGATACTACATTAGTTGAACCTAAAAATGTAATACAAGGTCATGATGGAAGTATAATTTTAGCATTTGATGATTTTAGAGATGATTTAATTTTAGAATTAGAAAAAAGAATTTTCAACAATATTAAAATCAACTATGATCCTAAAATCTTTGACATATTTAATTTTATTCCAGGATCCAACAGACCTACAGATTATTCTCTAAGCGAATTTAATACAATACTGGCTCCTAATTTTTTTACTTGGTCTACACTGATTGATACAGATTTTACCAAACAGTTATTATTCTTATCAACTAATCCATTTACCTACAATTACAGTGAAGCTCCTAGTGTAGACAACTCAGTACTTGCTGGATTTTGGAGAGGTATTTACAAATGGTATTATGATACAGATCGTATACACATTTGTCCTTGGGAAGCATTAGGATTTAGTATAAAACCAAAATGGTGGGAACATGTTTATGGGGCTGCTCCCTATACCAGTAATAATCTTATACTTTGGGAAGATTTAAAAAACGGTATTATCCGTGAACCAGGTCGTGTTCCTATTGTAAATACAAAGTATATTAGACCGATATTATCAAACATACCAGTTGATGAACAGGGTAATTTGTTAGATCCTATTAATAATAACATAGCCACTGGTTTATTCAATATAAAAACAGATAAAGGTTATGAATTTGGAGATCAAGGACCTGTAGAAACAGCTTGGCGTCGCAGTAGTTATTATCCTTTTAGTCTAATTAAATCATTGATTTTAATGTTCCCTAATCACTGTTTGGGACTGCTATTAGATAGAAGTAGAATAAAAAGAAATGCTGCTGGACAAATAATCTATGAACCAACAGGATTACATATAAGATTAAAAGATATAATAACACCTAGTGTATATAGTGATGATCAAAGAACTTACACTAGCGGTCTGATAAATTACGTTATTGAATATCTAACCAAGGATAATATAATAAATTTAACTGAGTATCGCAATACTTTGAGTATTTTGACCAATAAACTTAGTCATAGAATTGGTGGGTATACCAGTAAGGAAAAGTTTAATTTAATTTTAGACAGCAAAAATGTCAGTTCTTCTGGTGGTGTTTTTGTACCACAAGAAAACTATAAAATTTTCCTTAATACATCTAGTCCAATTAAAAAATTATTTTACAGTGCTGTAATTATTACAAGACTTAATACTACTTATGGAGTAGGATATGAGATAAAAGGTTATAGTCAAACACAGCCATATTTTTACTATTACCCATGGACCAAAGTAGGATATAATGTAAATGTAGGCGGAATAAGCGAAAGTTATATAAATTGGGAAAATGATCAAAGATATGTGGCAGGAAATATAGTAAAAATTGATAATGGTTATTATAGAGTAAAAATTAGTCATACAAGTTCAAGTTTTCCTGATTATGATCTACTACAAAAACTTCCGTCATTACCAATTATAGGTGGACGAGACGCAAACATTCGTAGTGAATTTAGTGATGATATCAAATTATTAAACTATGGAACTATTCTAACAACTATTCAAGATGTTGTTGACTTTTTATTGGGATACGGAGTTTATTTAGAAAGTCAAGGATTTGTTTTTGATAATTTTAATAAACAAATACAAAATATAACAAATTGGGAACTAAGTGTAAAAGAATTTTTATTTTGGACTACACAAAATTGGAGCTCAGGTGCTAGTCAATACACTGACTGGTCCAGTGATACATTGTATAGATTTGGAAATATAGTTTACTATGAGGGTGAATTTTACAAAGTTTTTGTAGAACATACAACTAGTGAAATCTTTAATCCAGAATACTATTTAAAAATTGACGAGCTAGATAATGATGGAGCCAGCGCTATAAGTCTAAGTCCAGCTAGTCTTAAATTAGATTTAGATTTAGACTATTTTATCGTAGATGATATTAGAGAAACTAATAATGATTATGAAATTTTTGCTGCTGATGGATCAAAATATGATTTTGAAGAACTAAATTACCTACGCTACGATAATACTTTCAGTATACAGCCTAAACAGGAAAATAAAGGAATTTACGGAGCAGGTCTATATCTAATTCAAAAAGAACATGTACTTATTATAGATAATCTTACACAATTTAATGACGTAATCTATAATATAGAAACAGGTTATAGGCAAGAAAGAATTAAAACTGTTGGTTATAAAACTACTAATTGGAATGGAAGTTTTGATGCTCCAGGGTTTATCTATGACCAAGCACGCATTCAAGAATGGAATCAATATACAGATTATAAATTAGGTGATATTGTAAAATACAAAGAATTTTATTATACAGCCAAAGAAAGTTTAATAGGACAGGAAAAGTTTGATAATAATCAATGGATCAGAGTTAATGAAAAAATAACATCTAGACTAATACCTAATTGGGACTATAAGGCTTTACAGTTTACTGACTTTTATGACTTGGACAGTGATAATTTTGACATTAATCAACAGCGTATAGCACAACATTTAATTGGATATCAAAAAAGAAATTATTTAGAGAATATTATACAAAATGATGTCAGTGAATTTAAATTTTATCAAGGAATGATCACTGAAAAAGGGACTTTTAACAGTTTAAATAAATTATTTGATGTACTAAGCAATGCTGACCAAGATAGTTTAGATTTTGTAGAAGAATGGATGATTAGAGTAGGGCATTATGGAGCCAGTGAAGCCTTTGAAGAAATTGAATTTGTTTTAGATGAGTCATTGTTTAAAATTGAACCACAAAATTTTGAACTTGTTAGCAGCGTGGATAATAGTATTCTAGATTTTGTTGTACGTCAAACTAAACATGACTTATATGTTCAACCAATAAACTATCAAAATGATATTTGGCCAAAGAACAATAATTTTAAACCATATCTAAAAACTCCTGGGTTTGTTAGACTAGATCATGCCAAATATGCTATAGATAAAAAATCAGATATACTTAATTTAGATATAAAAACATTGACCAATAGTGATTATATTTGGTGCGGGTTTGAATCTAAAATTAATCAATTTGGTGATGATTGGGGCATATATAGATTTAGTTATATAGATATACGTTTACAATCTATAGCATCAACTAACACTATTACAACTATTACTTTTGATGTAGATCCTAGTTTTGTAGTAGGAGACATAGTAGGATTTACCAGTAAAACTTATGATTTTAATTTATGGGCAGTGGTCACTGAAAGTACAAATAAAACTGTTAAGTTTAGTGGAATTTCAAGAACATTACCAGGAAATGTAAATTATAGACTAGTTGATGTTTACAAAATCATTAATCAAAGATATACAAATATAGATTATTTAGAAGTTCCTAAATTTTTAAAATCAAACGACAGTGTTTGGAACTATGGAGAACTTGTTTGGTTTTATAATAATAAGAATGAGATTTGGCAAAACATACCAATTTATGAAAAAAAGTTTATTACAGATAGTTCTCTACTTGATGATAGCTTTTATGGATACAAAACTGTTATCAATAAATTAAGCACTGTAATGCTGGTTAGTACCTATGGTATAGATAAAAAAGTTTTTGTATACAAAAAACCATTTAACACCTATACTTGGGTCAAACTACAAATTTTAAAAGATTCTGAAACTCAAAATAATTTTGGTAAAGAATTAGCTATTTCAGTAAATGCTTCTTACCTAGCAGTGGCAGCACATACTTTGGGTAATAATGGCATAGTAAATATTTACAAACGTAGCGCAACAGGTGAATACGATTTACAAAGTACAATTATTAATCCAGATGTACAGGATGAATTTTTTGGATATAATATAAAATTTGCTGAATATAATAACGATACGTTTGTTTTTATAAGCAGTACTGATAGTATTAGTATTAGTGGCAAAATTTATATTTTTAAATTAACTGTCAATAATTGGAACTTATATGATGTAATAGGACCTTTAGACAATTGCAATGAAGAACCTTTTGCCTACGCATTTGATGTCAATGAAGATGGTAGTATATTGGCTACTAGTGCCTGCTTAAATGATGGTGGCAAAGTTTTTGTTTATAATAGAAATAACACCACAAATCAATATGATAGAGAACAGGTATTAGACTTGCCTAATAATCAAGAAGAACGATTTGGGTTTGATATAGCACTTAGTGAAACAGGAAATTTAATGGCTATATCAAGTACCATGGAAGATATATTGTATAAAAATCAGGGAAGAGTGAGACTTTATAATTATAATACTTCTAATTGTACATATTCACTAGAACAAGTTATAGACAATAGAAGTCCTGAATCAGATGAAGAATTTGGTGAACAGTATGGATATGGAATTAAGTTTGCTAACAATGAAAAAACTTTGGTCATTTTTAGCAAATATGGTGACGCAAGTGTCAACAGTGTCTTTGGATTAGATAGCAGTCAAAATTTTATAGATACTGGCAGAATAGATGTTTATGATCAATATCTTACTAAATTTGTATTCTCAGAATCATTACCAATAAGTTCAAAATTAGAAGGATATGGAGCTAGTTTTGATGTAGGTAATAATATTATTATTGTAGGTGCTCCTAACTATGATTCTAATAAGGGTAAAACCTATGTTTACACCAAGCCTAATAATGAATTTACATGGAAAAAATATTTAGAAGAGACAGATAAAACTGATCCTACAGTATTCAAAAAGATATTTTTATATGATAAGAAAACTAGCACACTAGTAAAATATTTAGATATAGTAGATCCTATACAAGGTAAAATATTAGGTGTTGCCGATAAAGAACTTAGGTACAAAACTTACTATGATCCAGCTATCTATAGCGTAAAATCAAATACTGCTACTGTAAACGTAGATGTTGATATGGCTTGGCTTGATAAACAGGTAGGTACACTATGGTGGAATTTAACAAGAGCCAAGTTTATAGATCCTTGTATGGGTGATACTACTTATAGAAATACTACATGGAGTACTCTATTCCCTACAGCCAGTATTGATGTTTATGAATGGGTAAGCAGTAGAGTGAATCCTGTACAGTGGGATGAACTTAGTGATACTGAGGATGGGTTTTCTTTAGGCATTAGTGGTAAATCATTATATGGTTCAAATGCTTATAGTATTAAGAAAACCTACGATACAATAAGTAAAACTTTTATTTCAACCTATTATTTTTGGGTTAAGGGTAAACAAACTATACCTTCAGTTAGTTTTAGGACTTTAAGTTCAATAGATGTAGCTAATAACATTGCAGAACCTAGAAACTATGGAATAAGTCATATTAATTTTATAGATTTTAATGCGTTTAGTCTGGTTAACTGTAAAAATCTTCTAAAAGATAAGGATATTATCCTTAGCGTACAATATTGGACTGTACCAGAAAAAGAAAAACAGCATATACACAACGAATGGCGCTTAATTAGTGAGAATGAAAAAACTGAAATTCCTAAACATATTGAAAGAAAATGGATTGATAGTTTAGTAGGGTTTGACGAAAATGGTAAAATGACACCTGATCTAGAACTAAACCCCAAACAAAGATATGGTGTAGAATTTAAACCAAGACAGGGCATGTTTGTCAATAGAATTGAGGCAGTCAAACAAGTTATTGAACGCTTTAATTATGAAATGAAAAACGTTCAAATAGATAATATTGATCTAAGTGATTTATTTTTAAAAGATGAAATTCCAAATAAAGATTATGGTCATTATGATTTTATAAAAGATACTGATGCAGAGCTTAGATTCATTAATATTAATAATTTTAAACAGCCCATACTAGAACCAATTCTAGAATTTGGACGAATTGTAAAAGTTAATATATTAGATGCAGGGCTGGGTTATCAATATGCTCCTACTGTTCAAGTCATAGGATCTGGTGTTGGCGCAAAAGTTAAAACAACTATTAATAAGTCAGGCAGTATTACATCAGTAACAGTTATAGAATCAGGTCAAGGGTATGACGAAACCAATATTGAATTAAGAGTTAGATCTCTTAGTGCTCTTGTAATTAGTGATAGTAATAGCATAGGATTATGGACAATTTATAGTTTAAATGGATCAAATTGGTATAGAACAAGAACTCAACAGTACAATGTATTGAATTTTTGGAACTATATTGATTGGTATCAACCAGGATATAATCAATTTACAAAAATAGATTATGTTGTTGACGGTGTTTATCAAATATATAGTCTACCAGTAGAAATTGGACAAATTGTTAAGGTCAATACTTCTACTAGTACAAGTAAATGGATGCTATTAGAAAAATATAACAATATAGATACATTAGATTATACACTAAATTATCGTGTTGTTGGAAAAAATAATGGATCAATACAATTAAGCGATAAATTTTACAATTTTGGAAAAAATAAATTAGGTTTTGATAGTGAATTGTTTGATTCAAACACTTATGATAGTATAGGCACTAATGAAATAAGAATTATTTTAAACAGCTTTAAAAATAAAATTTTGATAGATGATAGAAGAATCATTTATATAAAATTATTTTTTGTAACTCTAAGATATATTCTAAGTGAACAGTTGTTTACTAATTGGATTGTAAAGAGTAGTTTTATAAAAGCTCTACATAATGTAGGAACACTAAAACAAAAAATTAATTATAAAAATGATAATCTTATAGATTATGAAAAATATATTCAAGAAGTCAAGCCATTTAGAACTAAAATACGTGAATTTATCAGTATCTACAATAATATAGATAGTAGCCAAAGCTTAATCAGTGACTTTGACCTACCTTCATATACAACAAATAAAATTGTAAGCATATCTACACAGTTTTTAAACAATGAAATTTTAGTTAATGATCCAACAATAAATGAATTTCCTTGGAGTTCTTGGCGCAGTAGTTTAGGTTTTAGTGTTAATGAAATTATAATCACTGAACAGGGAGAGGAATATACTGCTAAACCTATTATAAGATTTGAAGGGTCATGTACAAGACCAGCTAAGGCCATGCCCTTTATAGTCAAAGGGCGTGTGGTTAAAATAGAATTATTAGATGGTGGTGAAGGGTATTTTGCTCCACCAAAAATTATAATTGAGGGCAATCTAAGTAGAACAGGAAAATTAGCCAAAGCCTACGCATCAATTGGTAACAATCTTGTTAGAAGTAACTTGATTGGTATGAAATTTGACAGATATACAAAAGAAAGTATGGTAGATCTTTTACCTTTGGTTATGGAAGAAACATTTGTAGGTGATAATGTTTCTACTAGTTTTAATCTAAAATACAGCCCAAAAACTGATCTCAATACTATTATAGTGCTGGTTAATAATCAAGAACTTGTACCAACAAATTATACAGTGGAAAAAACCTATAGTGTTACAAAGGGTCATCATGTTTATTATGGAATATTGAAATTAAATGATGTCGTTGAAGAAGGGTTAGAAATTAGAATAACCTATCAAAAAGACTTTGTACATCTAAATGCCAGTGAAAGAATCAAACATTATTATGAACCAGATACAGGTCAATTAGGTAAGGATCTCAGTCAACTGATGACAGGCATAGATTATGGTGGAGTCAGTGTTACAGGTTTAGGTTTTGAAAAATCAGATACATGGGATGGGGAATATGGTTGGGGAGAAAGACCATGGGATGAAGGTATACCTGCCGATGAAGATTTATATGATACATTTATTGAAGGTGGAAATCTAAACCCAAATAGTGCTTATAGAACAGCAAATGGTCTAAGAGCTGATGATATTATTATAGATGGTGATGGATTTATTACACCAACCACTAGCCCTGCTCCAGAGGAAATGGTTCCAGGGCACATTAGTGACAGCCTAGCTATCAGTGTATTTGAAAGAAGATTAGGAGCTAGTAGTGAAATAATAACCAACGTATTTCTAACTAATGGTATAGAAGATGAATATAAAATTGGACAATATCCTAATAATAAAAATGCTCTAATTGTAAAAATAGATGACAATATTTTAAATCCTAACGAAGATTATGAACTAGATTATAATAATCAAAAGATTAAACTTGTAACAATACCAGCAGCCAACAAAATTTTATCAATAACTAGTTTAGGTTTTAATGGTTCAAATATTTTAGATATTGGTGTTGCTATAGTTACACAAGAAACTGATACAGTGATAACTGATTTTAGTTTTATAGAAGATTTAACATCATTTACTTTGGTTTCTGGATCTGTTCAAAACAGTAGTATATTTGCCACTACAGAAGCTGATGGTAAAAAAGATCTAGTTGGTATAAAATTTCCTTTTACTCTCCCAGTAGGTACAGTTGTCAATTATACAATTTTTAAGAAAGGTGATGATAGTCAAAGTTTAGTTTCTAGAGAAACAATTTATACAACTGGAACAACTAAAAAATATTATCTAAATAATCCTATAGGAAATAGACTACCGTTTACCAGCAATGTTATTGTAAGAGTAGAGGACATTATATTAGATAGTGTAGATACTTTTCAATTTTATTTAAAAAATGGTGAATTAACCTATGATATGCCTTTAGATAAGGTTAACATTGACCTCTATAGTTTAAATGATTATATAGTTTATATTGACAACGTCCGTGTTGACCTAAGTACAGGCTACACATTAGACTTGTTTAATAAACAAATTAATATTAAGTCAAACTACTATAAAGATAATGCTCTAGTAGTTGTTGCTATTACTAAAGAAGCTGATTATCAAATTAATCAAGATGTTAATGGTACATTTATTAACCTACGTTCTACATACCCAAACAATACTGAAATAGAAATAATAGCTATGTTTAATCATGATATATTAGACATAGAACGTTCATATAGCAGAATACAAACCGATATATCCAGTTATGTTAACAATGTTTTCTATCTAAAATTAAATCAAATTGGATCTGGAGTATTTAAACTGGATAGAAAAATGATAAATGCCAACTATGTATGGGTGACTAAAAATAAAAAGTTACTAACACCTAATATAGATTACATTTTATTGGAAGATCGCGAATCTATCAGTGTAAGTGAACTGCCAAAAACTACAGATAGATTTGGTATTATGACTTTTAGTGCAAATGTGGTTAGAAATCCTATTGAATTCATGCAATTTAAAGACATGCTGAACCGAGTCAGCTACAAGAGACTACACCCAAATAGAACAACTGAATTAGATAGAGATCTATTACCTAGTGATAGAGAAATATTGGTAAAACATAGTGGGAGACTACGAGATCCAAATAAGGACACTAACAGTCCAGGCGTTGTATATGTAAATGGCGAGCGTATAGAATACTTTGTTAAGGTTGGAGAAAAACTAAGTCAATTACGCAGAGGCACTTTGGGCACTGGCGTTCCTAGTGTACATCTAAAAGGTACATTAGTATATGATATTGGTCCAGCGGAAACTATACCATATAACGATGAAGTTATTGTATGGACTAAAAACAATGTTAATTTTGATGACAGTACAAACACCTTAATATTACCATTTGTGCCTAATAAGGATAATATTGAAGTATTTGTTGGATCAAAGCGTTTAAGAAAAAATAGTTACACTTTACACGATAGAACTATACATCCAGAAAGTCCTGAGGGTGATCAAATTCATCCTCCAGAATTTATAGCAGATGGTATAAATCATGGCACAGCTGACAACAGAATAGGTTATTTGGTTCTAGCAGAAGAACCACCAATGGGATCTCCTATAACTGTAGTATTGAAAAGATTAACTTATTGGAGTGATCCAGATCGTAGCCTAAGTGAGAGTGTAAGTAAACAAGCACACTTCTTAAGATACAATGTGGAAGAAATAGAGGGCACAGAACCTACATTAGACAGTGGTTTATATCGTGCTGATTCAGATGACTTAAATGTAGACGAGGATTAAAACATGGCCAAGCAAACCATAAACATAGGAGCGAGCCCAAATGATGGTACAGGAGATACCTTACGTAGGGCAGCAATTAAGGTAAATGATAACTTTACAGAATTATATAATAGTCTACAAAATATTATATTGACTCCTGGACCACAAGGTATACAGGGAACTCAAGGTGCTCAAGGACGTCAAGGTACACAAGGACGTCAAGGATTACAGGGTATAGGATTGATTGGTGATCAAGGGCTACAAGGTATACAAGGACTACAAGGAGCAAATGGGTTTTTAGGTCTACAGGGTGAACAGGGACTACAAGGTTGGGCAGGATTTCAAGGTGTTCAAGGAGCACAAGGTCTCCAAGGATTACAAGGTCGTGATGGAGTAAATGGAGTAGACGGAAATCAAGGTACACAGGGTCTACAAGGTCCTGGTAATCAAGGTACACAGGGTACACAGGGTACACAGGGTAATAATGGTACCACGGGACCAACAGGTAGTCAAGGTACACAAGGTCCACAAGGCTTACAGGGACTACAAGGTAGAGAAGGTGTACAAGGTCAAATGGGTCTACAGGGTGCCGGTATACAAGGATTTGATGGTCGCCAAGGAGCACAGGGATTCAACGGTATACCAGGAGCTAATGGCATACAGGGTATACAGGGATTACAGGGCAATTTAGGTAATCAAGGTACACAAGGTCCACAAAGTACGCAAGGTACACAAGGTATACAAGGTGATAATGGGCCACAGGGACTACAAGGCCCTATTGGCAATGATGGTAATAATGGCACACAAGGTATACAAGGTCTACAAGGACCTAGTAGTGGAGCACAAGGAACGCAGGGATTACAAGGTGCTAATGGTGGTGGAGGTGGTACTGGACTAGGTTCAAGAACTACAAGTCAAGCAACTACTCCAATAATTACTAATAACAGCAGTGCTAATCTTGATTTTACAGGATTTAAAGGATATGTATTATACAAAATTCAAACTAGTGAAGCAGCTTGGGTAAGATTATATGTAAGTAATGCTGCTAGAACTGCTGATGCCAGTAGAACACAGGGTACTGATCCAGCTTATGATGCCGGAGTAATTACAGAAGTTATTACAACAGGCCTAAGCACAGTAGTTATGGCGCCTGCTGTACATGGATTTAATGATGAAAGCCCAGTAACTGACATTATTCCAGTAGCAGTCACTAATTTAAGTGCTAGTGCTGCCACCATTACTGTAACATTAACTTTATTACAGGCAGAAGCATGAGAGAATACATAGTTACTCTAAATAACATGGACGATTTAGATGCGTTCTATGAGGACATGGAAACACCTGGTGGTAATCTTTACATACCAAATAGAAGTGTAGAATGTGTTAATCGTAGACCAATAAGCCGTAATACGCACTACATGCTCACTGATGAAGAAGCTGAACAGGTTAGAAATGATCCTAGAGTGCGTGCCTGTAGTCTTAGACCAGAAGAATTAGGTATGATCATTAGACGTAGTTGGACACAAACAAGTGAATATTGGGATAAATCTGTATCTAATAATAGTAATTATAAAAACTGGGCCCTGTTACGCTGTGTTGAAGGAGTACAAAGAAACAATTGGGGAGACAATGGTATACCAACTCAGTCTGGAACTATCAATCTAAACGCAGAAGGTCGAAATGTAGACATAGTTATAGTAGATGGATTTATCAATCCTAATCATCCTGAAATGGCTAAGAATAGTGACGGCTCAGGTGATACTAGAGTAGTTCAATATAACTGGCTACAACATGCTAGCCCACCTAGAGTCTATCAATATACTCCCTTAACAGCCAACGGTGACAATAATCATGGCATGCATGTGGCTGGAACTGCTGCGGGAAATACACAAGGATGGGCAAGAAGTGCTAATGTCTATAATTTACATCCTTATTCCACAGATCCAAATGGACTGGATGTACTTACATTATTTGATTATATTAGAGCTTGGCACAACAGTAAACCTATAAATCCTCAAACAGGGCGCAGAAATCCTACAATCTGTAATAATAGTTGGGGATATGGATATAGTTTAGATATAACTTACATTACACAAGTAAATGTTAGAGGTGTTAATTATAATTCAGGATTATCTAGTGCATTTTTAGAAAGTTTAGGGGTTATAAATGATGGAGTATATGCCTATGCTCCAGCAAGATATCAAGCTA